CTGTCACAGAGTTTGAATCCAAAACCTCTGGCAAGTCTCTTTACCATCTTCACAAACAGTTCTGCTTCCTCATCCTTTTTTTGTCCTGCTTGCCCTGTACACTAATGTTCGGGTTCTATCCGCTGCACAGATCGCATCATGTGCTGTTCTGTCCTTACATCCGCTTGCATTATATAAACTTTTATCCATATCAATTCTCCTTTATATATTTAAGCATGTACTCCTCTTTATATTGCTTCCAGTGCTGATCTGTCATTCCCGGAGCGTAGAAATCTCGCACTGTATCAAGTGCTTCCATCATCCCGCATTTAGGACATATCATTGTTTTGTTGTCTTTTCTTGATAATGCCGGGCGAGAACTATACTCTTTCCCACATTCAGGACATATCCTTTTCTCCTCCATTTTTTAAACCTCCCAAGAAATCTTCTATAGTCATTTGGCCCGGAATAGATTCTTCCGGTCCCTCCTGTTCAATAGAATAATGAGGCAAGATACTTCCCCAGCATTCCGGACCATATCCTCTTTCAATGCTTTCCGGATCCGTCAATTTTCTCCCACATTTCTGGCATTTGCTGTACATGAGAATCCTCCATCTTTCCGCCAAGTAATGTAAATAACCATTCTCTCTGGCTCTGCAGATACTCTATCTTCCACTGGAGAATCATCTGGTCAATCACCTGGTCTTCAATGAGCTGATATTTTTTAGCTATCACTATCTGTTCTTCGTTCTCTCTGATAGCTTTTTCGATATCAATATGAATCCTTGCATACTCTTTCAAAGGGGCTTCTTTGGCCTTTTTATAGGCTATAATAGCCCACAAGAACCATATGATCATACAGCTAAAGATTCCACATAAGTAAAATATAACTTCCTTCATTTATTTTACTCCTCTCCTTTTTTTCTCTTGCCTTTTCGATATCAAACATCTTTTCACTCCAATCGAATATTTTTCTTATTTACAATTAGGTTTCTTAATTCTCTTTATCTCTTTGAGTTCCGGCTTTTCGACATGAGTTTCTGCCCATTCTCGCATTTCTTTTGCCCCAGGATTCTTTTCTTCGATTTCTGATGCTAAATGACGTAAAACAGTAGATATAAGTCCTGCATCCGCGGTTGCATAAGGCGTAATGGCATGAATAATGTTTGAACTATAATAACCTAAGCCTTTTCCAAATAGCTCTGCAGCTTCTTTTGTTTTGCCTTCCTGAATCAGTTCATTGCTTCTGAGCACATAACTTGCCATGCGTTTTTCTTTAAATTTTTTCATTTCTTCATCCTCCTTAATGACCGCTCCGCAACATACAAAATAATAATTCCGACATAGATCTCTTTCTTGGTCCCTGCCTGCATGATAAAATAGCCGCCAGCTTCCAACTCCTCTCTGTGTTTCCATCTATCGGTGTAGGATTCTCGAATTCATCTGTAATTTCTGCCCAGTATGGTATTGCAACCATCACTCCAAAATAATTGGAGGATTCCGGAAACTGATCACGCATATGCTTAGCAAGTTTCCCACTCCGAAAGTCCGGTAAAATATCCTTGTAACACTCCATAGTGGTTACAATATAGTTTTTCTCACCCAGGAAGTTGAGACCGTTCCCACTATAAACATCCTCTTTGCAGCTTTTTACCTCATAACATGTAAATATGCCTTTTTCTATCCCGGATATAGAGCACTGGTTAGCTGGTGAAAACTGCATGTAATCAACTCTTTTCGCGTCTCTTCCCCACGGATCAATACTTACCTCGCTGGCCCAGTGCTTCCCAGCGCCGTTAAACCGGGTACTTATAAGCAACTGTCCAAGGAACTTGGTTGTTTCTGCTCTTGTCACGCTTATACCTCCATAGATTCAAAATTTCGGTTTTCAACTCCCTCCGGCAACTCAGCAATTCTAATATCTTCCATAGGCATCCAAGCATGCACTCTTTCTCCTGAAATACTTCCGCATTCTTCTGTCCATGCGAAACCGCTATCTGGTTCTCCGTCCATGGTCAAGCCTCTTAAATCTGGCTCTTTGTCCAAATCTGCGAAATATCTGGTATCAACCTCAGCCATAAATTTTCCTGTCTTTTTACCATCTTTTCTCTCTGGATAAATAAGCGTCACCCAGTACAGCCCTGCCTTTTTCGGGTTTCCGTCTTTTTCAACATAATTCCACTGTTTTTTCATCTTTTTATCACCTTTATCCTTTTTCTTAAATACTCAGCATGTTGATTTGTTACAATATAATCTTCGCACTGCCTACATGTCATATCTCTATTTTTAAAGTTCCCATCATACCAATTACATTCGTCACAGACGAAGCAGGCTTTTATCGCTTCCCCTGCACAGTTATCTCCTGTTTCCACATTGTTTGCACAATGATTACAACGGCATCCTGCGCAGTGAAAAGCATAATCATCTCGGCTCATAAGCTTCCTTGCACTAATTCTGGATTGTCAAAAATGCTTCCAACTACTTCCATTTCGCACCTGTCGATATAATCTTTGGTCAGTGGCATTGAATAGCAGAATGGTTCACATCTGCTGATTGCATCTGTCGGAATAATCTCATAATGCCATCCGACAACTTTATCTACCATGGACCCGGTTTCAATATTTCTTACACCAAATTCTCCAAATACCGTTTTTACAAGGTCTTCTGAATTTCCATGACACATCAAAATATCATTCTCCCAGATTTTCTTGCCGTTCTTATCTGTTAATCCTGTGTACTCGCATATTGTATCCGGATCAACTTCGTCAAATTCATCCGCCATAACGGTCCATTTGCCTATTACCAATTTCCCTATGAATATTCGCTTTTCTCCCAGCATTCCACCATCCAACAGGTATCCCTCTATCCATTCACCGTTATCTTTTTTCTTTCCCTTGAAAAGAATCTCTCTCATTCAACTCCACCATCCTCTACTTGTCCTGATTCTTCTAACCAATTTTCAACACATGGGATGCAAATATAGCAACTGCACCAACCTTGTCCTTCTACTATCGCTTTTTGATTTAACATTTTTTCACCTTTAGGTATATGTTTTTCGCATATGCAACACGAATGGGGATATCTTATCTTTACGATTTTTTCTGTCAGATTTGATTCCGAACCATCCATATCACCTGCAAATATCTGACTATCAATATACATTTCTTCCGGATATTTCATTCAACCCTACCGCCTTTCACGATCTCGATTGCATCTTTCAGCACTATAATTTCATATGCTTTAGACCACCCTACTGGTCTTGACAACACGCTTCTATCTTCCAACTGTTCCATATCACTACATTTGCGTTGGAAAGAATCCTGCCCCTCGCAGCAGATGCCTATTTATCATTTTCTGCATATACAACCATTCTCGTTCCTCCTTTCTTATAATTTCTTTTATGCATTCCTCACAGTAGTAACCTTCCTGCCCCTCTATTTTGTATAAAGAGCTCATCCCGTACCTGTTCCGAATGCCTTTATCGTCGCATTTTTTGCAACTGCATTCCCCATTTCCTTCGCATCGTATTATTTTCAACATTTTTTCATTTCTCCTTATATGCTTTTGGACATATTTTTTAGACTGTTATTTTCAATAGTGGCGAATCATAGGAATCGATTCCATATCAATTAGCCTCATCTTTTACCTCCAATTTTCTCAAATCGTCAATAAACCAGCTTTCGCCTTCTGCTTCAACAAAATCAAACTTTGCATTTGTTATGCCCTCTAAATACAAATATTTGAAGTTACTTCCGTACATAGACTCAACTTTTCTGGCAAGATATAGTTGCCCTTTTCCATTTCTCAGCATGTAACTCCACGAAGGATCCAGTCCGTCAAGGAAACTCTTTTCGTCTTTTGTAAGTTTAGGTTTTCCTGTAATATATTTCTCCTGTAACTTATCATCATTTTTCTCATTTATTTCACATACATAATTTGTAATAAGGCATTTATTGTTTGCAGTTACTCCCGCAATAGCTCTCAGCAGATATCCAGCAATCTGTTCTTTTTTTACACTAGATTTTTCCGAGCATTCAACATTAATTGTTATCTTAATATTTTTTTCTTCCATAACGCCATCTCCTTCTCACTTCTGCTCTTTTTATACGGTGAACCTCATTTTCCAAAGCATTCATCTGTCTCTGGATATCATCAACATCAACCAGTAAATAGAAATCCGGCTGAACCAGACGAGTTGGCCCCACATTCAGGTTCATCTCTTTATGAAGTTCCTTGCATTTGTTTTCGTTTCCATGAACTGCTTTATATACTTTCATGCTACTCCTTTCTACTGAATCCAAGCCTCTTGTGGAAGCGCATCAGCATATCTTTCAAATTCTTTCCACTCCGTACTATATTTGGCAGTTATACCTTGTTCTTTGCTTGCCGTTTCATACAATCGCTCAATTTCCTTAATAGTTTGCAAAAATCCAGTGTTCTGATCTCTCAGGATATCTATAGCCGCTTTCAAGGAATCGTAGCGACTCCGCAACCCTATATACGACTGATAAACCTTAAAGCACTGTCTGGCCGCTGCTATTAATTCGTCCTTTGTTATTGTCTTCAATTTCTTCTTTGCTTCGTCTTCAGCCCAAGCATCTGTACCGTCACTTCCGAAATAATCTCCTTCAAAGGAGTCCCAACCAAGTAGTCCCCCGAAGTTTTCCCCTGCACCTGCTGCCACAAAAAATGTATCAAAGCAATTCGGAATCCACTCTTCCTGCAAATCCTCTTGCATTCTTTCACATTCAGCACACAGATCTGCAAACGCCATTTTAAACTCATATGCTTCGTCTTCATCTCCATCCAAAGCATTAATAAGAGAGTCGTTTCCATCATCAGAATCTGTGTACCAACGAATGTTTTCACATTCTTCCATAATATTCCATAAGCCTTCTTGTATCTTGTCCAAGTTCAAATCCCGGACTATTGGCTTCTTATAGCGGAGCTGCTTCGCCTTCCACCGTTTTGTTTCTTCTGCATTCATAATTTCCCACACATTCTCAAGAATCCTATTCTTGTTTGATCATATCCTGTCGATCGCATCCAATTCGCTTTGCTATGTCGGATGCAGTGATGGAGTATTCCATCACTGTCCCATCCTTTCTGCACAAATTATATAAATTCGCCATCTTTTTCTTCTCTCAACTAAATTTCCATGAGTCTATGCCATGTAAATTATGGCTTTTCCTTGTCAATGTAATACTATCCTCGAAATGTTCTCTGCAACTTTTCTTTGCAGCTCTTCTCATCCCTTTCGAAGTCTGACGTTTTGCCCGTCTTTTAAAACCAGGGCCAACAAGATGGTTCTTATGATACATTCCCATGAATATCTCCTTTCAGCTGTGTGTGGCGTAGAAGTTCTCCATTGCCCATCTATTCCCGGTAGCAGTCACCTGTGCTCTGGTTCTTTCATATGGAGTAAGTGGTTTCCCGGAAATTCTTTTGGAGCTGGTTTTCGGAAGGAATCCTTTCCGACGAAGCTCTTCCAGTTCTTCTGGTGTTGCATCTTTTACATCTTTCATATCCAAGATCTCAATCATAGTTTTTATTCCTCTCTTATCATTACTGGAAGCACGATAGCTTTCATGTCACTGTCTTCCGCTTCAACAACTGCCGGCATCTTAGGCCCTGAAAAATTCATAGCTATATTTTCACAAGTGAATGCTTTCAGTGTTTCAAGAACTAGCTTCGAATCGAAGCCAATTTTCAATGGTTCAGGAAGCGGATCCTGAAGCTTCACCTCTTCCTGATAATCCGTAAGTCTGTCGGCAATGCGAATATTTAACTGATCTTCGTTCATTTCGAAGACTGCAGGTTTCTTTTCTTCCGTACACATCTTTGCTCTGGTCATTGCCGCAACTAATTCCGGTCTGGAAACATAAGTTTTCATCTTTCCCGCCATGAAAAATCTATTGTAATCAAAATACTTACCCTCTATTAACCTCGTGTAAATGGTATATTCTTTTGATTTGAATACCGCTCTATTTTTTGTATATGTAACAGCAACATCATCAATAATTCCCATTGACACAAGCTTCTTTGCCACTGTTTTAGGCACTATCAGCTTCATATCTGCGGTACCGTCAGTCGGTATCGAATCAACTGCTACGACATGTCCGTCAAGTGCGACCAACTTAATCTTGTTTTCTCCACCTTCAAAGTACACACCCATCATCTGTGTTGCAGAACTGCTGTCTGCAGCTGCATAGATAACATGTCCAATTGCCTCCATCATCCTCTTGCCATTGATCACAACTTCTGGGGCATCCAGATCTTCTGTAATATCAAAACTGAATTCTTCCGGAGGATAGCTCTGGTATTTATTCTTTATAGCTTTTGTCTTGATCGTAACAATGTTTTTGCCGTCTGCATCAATAATCACTTCGCCATCCGGAAGATTTTTAATTACATCAAAGGCTTTCATAGGAATGATGAAACAACTGCCTTTAGAGGCCTCTAATTTGAGCTGCATGGTCATTTCTGTATTGGATGCGATTAAATACCCGTCCTTTACCAGAACGCCTCCTAATGCCGGAAACTGGTCGTTCTTCTGCACAATGCTTTTCAATTTATCAATAGTTCTGGAAATCTCATACTTCTGTACTTTCATCTTCGTTCCTTTCCCGGAGTGTTATCCCGTCCAGATATTTCACAACTCCGTTGTTATATTTAACTCTATAAGGCGCCAGTTCCTCACGATTCATATACTTATGTCCGTAGATTTTTTTCATGTCTCTGAATACGATCCATGGAACCCTGTAAAACTCCTCGAATTCGAGGGATATTACCAAGAAGCACATGGCCCCCATCTTCATGTAACGTTCAAAGCATTCCTCCTGCTCTTCTGTCACAACATTCCGACTGATCTGGCCTTTATCTGTATGTTTCGCATCAAACAGAACCATTGTAGAGTCCATCAGGGCGCCTTTAAAATCCGGTTGAGCCTGTTGTGTAAAACAACATATGAACTGGCCTCTGTCTCTGTTATACGGCTTGATCACTTTAAAAGCTTCAGGGGTTTTATCTATAACAGCTATCCCCCGGTCCTCATAGAACCGGGAAGCTGCAATAATCATTCTTTCAAAATATTCGCCGTTTGATCTGCTTTTAAGCCCTCTGATTGAACGATTATAAGTATCCATGCTCACCTGCCACTTTCA